TGGTTGTTGATACAGCTTCATTATCTACTTCAGGTGGAACAAGACTTGCTTTCTTCCAAGACCTAGATGTTGCGATTCGTCATGACACTGGCTTTGGTGTGATTAAAGATATTGTTGCTTAATTAGCAATATTGTTCTGGGTAGCCTTAATTGGCTACCCTTTATTTAAGGAAAATTATGGAAATTAGAATATTAAACAAGACACACGTTAGGGGTGTTACAAGATACGAAGGTGACGTAGTAGAAGTTTCTGCTGCTGAAGCTAAACAATTTATATCTGGCGGTTGTGCAGAAGACGTTAGCCACAAAGACAAGCCATTAAAAAACAAAACAGTTAAACCATTAAAAAAGAGATCTCTATAAAATATTATGCCTATAGAAAGTTCATATGATTTCAATAGTTATGTTGATCCGCAGATAGGCGGAGTTACAGCTACATTTACTGAAATACAACAGGGATCACTATGGGATGATAGAACACAAAATATAGATACTTGGTTTGATATTGATTTAGGTAACTCAACAAATATAAATATTATTATTGATCAAGATTATTTTGATATACAAGGCCAAACAATTGCTGTTGAAGGCTATCAGCCTAGAGCAATGGCAAAGGCTTCAGACATACCTTATGTTTCAATCAATGACACACTAACAGTTCATGCAATAACAACCAACAATGGCTCTACATTAACTCCAGAGACTAGTTTTGTTGTTGTTAATGTACAGCCAGATAATGTTGGTATGGTCAATTTAGTTTTGGCGTTGCAATAACATGAGTCAATATTTAATGGAAACAGAAGAAGATATGAACTCATATCTTGATATTGATTTTGGTCATGCAATCCAGGCTGATTATATAAATAGCAATGGTGCTTCTTCTACTATAAATATTATTTTAAATAATGAATATATAGAGCAAGAAGGTTTAGATCTATCAATAGAGGCAACCCAGCCTATTGCTTATTGTAGATCCATAGATCTACCAGGCGTTGCTCATGGCAATACATTACAAGTGACAGCTGTTAAAGATGTACAAGGCAATATATTAAGTCCAGCTGCAAATTACACGATAGTATCAATACAAAGTGACAGAACTGGTTTTACTGCTTTAAGCCTGGAAAAAATATAATGGCTAATCATGTAAGACAACAAATAAGAGAGCAGTTTGGAACTACTCTTAACAACCTAACAACTACAGGAACTAGAGTTTACCAATCTAGGGTTTATCCGTTAGCAACTGGTGGTACACCAGCATTACTAATTTATACAAAGTCAGAAGATTCTGCACCAGAGGTAATGGGTACTAATAGATTATCTACAAGAAATTTAACAGTTGCTGTTGAGATATATGTAAAAGCAACCAGCAATTTTGATGACACTATAGACACTTCAGCAAAAGAAGTAGAAATAGCTATAGCTTCAGATCCAACGCTAGGCGGACTTGCAAAGGATTGTTTTTTAGAATCAACAGAAATTGATTTTAACCCAGAGGGAGAAGCACCACTTGCGTTTGCTACTCTAAATTTTTTAACTAACTACTATGTCCAGGAGCAAGCTCCAGACGTTGCAGTTTAAAGAGGTAGATATATATGAAACTAACAAAAAACGGAATTTCAGTTATTGCTCATCCAGCGTGTGTTGAGAGTATGAAAAATATGGGATGGAAAGAAGAACCAGTCCAGGAAACTAAACTTTCTTCAAAACAAACTAAAAAAAACGAGGACTAAAAAATGGCGGTACAAAAAGGAAACGCTGGAATCATAAAAATAGGATCAAATTCTCTTGGTGAGATGAGATCTTATTCAATTGAGCATAACAGCGACACAATCGAAAGTTCATCAATGGGATCAACTTTTAAAACATATGAAACAGGATTAACTGATTTTACAGCATCAATAGATGCTTATTGGGATGAAGATGATACTGTACAAAATGCATTTACAGCAGGTGTTGAAGTAACATTGATATTTTTCCCAGAAGGGGATGCAGCTGGTGCTACAAGATATACAGGAACAGCTATTGTTACGGGTATATCAAGGTCAGCTTCTTTTGATGGATTAGTTGAATGTTCATTTAGTGTGCAAGGTAAATCAGCACTAACAACCACAACATCATAACAACATGAAAGCTATAGAGAGAGCAGTATCACATTTTGAAGATCAAGATGTGCGAGTAACGATTGTTGATGAATGGAAAGATGAACATGGCAACCCATTAAAAATATACAGCAAGCCATTAACTTTAGCTGAAACAAGCAAGCTTTATAAAATGAGCCAGCAAGATGATCTAAAGATGATGGCTATGGTATTAGTTTATAAAGCACTTGATGAAAGTGGAGAAAAAATATTTGACCTGGAAGATAAGAACACTTTATTAAACAGAGTTGAGCAAGAAGTCCTGGTAAGAGTTGCAACAGCAATGATGGGACAAGAACCGCAGGAAAAAGTTAAAAAAAACTAATAGAGGATAGTAATTTATTTGTGCAATTTGCCATAGCAGAAAAACTTGGCAAAACACATGCAGAACTTCAGCAAATTACTATCCATGAATATCAAACATGGATTGCTTATTTTGAAATAAGTGAGGAAAAAAGAAGTGGCCAATAGTAAGATTAAATATGAAATTATTGCTGTAAACAAAACAGCAATGGCTTTCAAAGCTGTAAAGATGGGTTTAAGCGGAATTGCTACAGCAGGTAAAGCTGGTTTATTTGCTATCAAGGCAATGGGTGCAGCAGCAATAGCAGCAGCAGCTTCTATAGCTTTACTTACTAAAAAATCTTTTGACTATATAGATACCCTGGGCAAAACTGCATCCAGAACAGGTATTGCTACAGAGACACTACAAGCCTTCCAGTTAGCGGCCATAGAATCTGGAACTACTGTTGAGCAAACGCAAAAAGGTTTAGAAAAATTTGCTAGATCTATCGGAGATGCGGGCAGAGGACTAAAAACCCAAGTAGATATATTTTCTGATTTGGGCGTAACCCTTAAAAATACAGATGGATCACTAAAAAGTTTTGAAACTATATTAGAAGGTGTTGCAGAAGGATTGGGAGAACTAGGATCAGAGGCTGAAAGGGCTACAGCACTTGCTAATTTATTTGGTAGAGCTGGTATTCAATTTAGTGAGATCTTTAGAGATGGTGCTGATGGTTTAGAAGAATTTACAAGAAGGGCAGATGATCTTGGTATTATCTTGGATGATAAAACTATAAGAGGTGTTGAACAGTTTAATGACACTATGAGTGTTGTTAAATTACAAGTAGGTGCGGTAGTTAATAATATTACAGCAGCTTTTGTGCCAGCATTACAATTCTTAGCTGAAGAATTAAAAAATGTAATAAAGGATTCAAAAAATACTGCTCAAGGCTTTGATACTATGGGTCAACTTATTGCAGTATCAATATTAGAAGGTGTAAAAACAGCATTAATCTCAATGCAAACATTCTTTACAAATGTTAGAGCAATGTTTATTGATTTTGCTAGCTCTAGTGCTGGTAAATTTATATTTGGCGATATCTTATCTGATGCAGATAAAACTCTTATAAAAATAAACCAACTTAAAGATCTAAGAGATGATATAAGAAAAAATGGCATGCCTAATGGTGACGAAATGATTGCTCCAGGTATACCGCGTGTTTTATTCAGATTAGTAGAAATAGGTAATGAAATAGATTTATTAAAACAAAGTATTGCAGACCCAATAGATGCAGAAGGTGGATTTATTGGAACTATAGATCATATGATAGCTTTAGTAAAAGCTGGATCTCCAGAGGTTGAAAAACTTTTTGAAACTTTTGACTCTGGACTAACAAACTTATTAGAGCCAGTAGCTGCTTTTGAAAAATCTTTAGGTGCTGAAGGTTTAGCAAAGACTTTAGAAACTACAGCTGTTAGCTCAATGAAAAAATTTGAAGATTCTATAGTAGATTCTTTAAAAGCTGGAAAGTTGTCATTTAAAAACTTTGCTGATTATGTTGTAGAACAGTTGCTAAGAATAGCTATACAACAAATGATACTTAAACCAATAACAGGTAAATTTGAAAGTTTTTTTGAAGGCTTTGGAGATATATTTTCAGCAGATGGTGGTGGTTATACAGGATCTGGAATAAGGGCTGGTGGAGTAGATGGTAAGGGTGGTTTCCCAGCAATCTTACATCCAAATGAAACTGTTGTAGATCATACTAAAGGCCAGGGCATGACTGCTTCACCAACGGTTAATTTTAATATATCAACAGTAGATGCTGCTGGTTTTGATCAACTGCTTGCATCAAGAAAAGGCCTAATAACATCAATAATAAACAATGCCATGAATAAT